GATAACTGACGAAGGCGACATCGACTATGACGAGGCGATGATGGAAGAGTGGTTCGTAGCCGCCGTAGAGAACCTTTCGGTATACGAGGTCAGTGATGACTCAGCCGCTTGGATGCTTTTCCTCATGGGCGCAGAGACAGCAGTCAGGGGAAACATCGGAGACCACCCGTATGGCGGGAGTGCGTAAACGTGGCAAAAAAACCCGGCTGGAAAAAAGCACCTCAACCATCCAGCTTGAGTGCGCGGGGTGCGGTAAAGGATTCAGGGCCAGTGAAGATGACTGGGTTGCCCTTGGCAGCGGTCACTATGTCCACTGGGGCGCATGGCACGGAGAAGACTGCTACAAGGCTCTCCGCAGACGACTTGAAGAGGAAGCGACTGATGAGGCACGAAGCGTGGATGAAGAAGCAGATGCAGAATATTACGAAGAATTCGCAAGAGGATTTAATGATTGAGCCTGACGCTTTCAACAACAAGCAGCAGAAATATGAGGACCATCAGGATGAAATGGTTCGCCAGCCCTCTCACTACAATCAGTCAGGGATAGAGTGTATTGACGCTATCCATGCCTGTCTGGGGGATGAAGGGTTCATCAACTACTGCCACGGCAACATGCTGAAGTACAACTGGCGTTGGAAATACAAGGGTGGGCTACAGGATTTAAATAAATCGGCTGAATACGGGATGTTTATAGAGAACGTCACCAACGGCGGGAAGCCTAGAGGGTAACCCTTGGAGTATAACAACGACTTCCGTTTTGACCTGAAGAGAGGTCAGAAAGCAGAGAAGTGGCTTGGCGGTCTCCTTGAGGGGGACACGATGGAAGTCAAGCGGGACTTTATCGCGCACAAGACCAAGAGGGTCTTTGTAGAGTTTGAGTGCAGCGGCAAGCCCTCAGGAATTATGAAAACAGAAGCAGACTTATGGGCATTCGTAACTAACGTCTCGACCATAATCGTTTCGACTGACGGGCTGAAGATTCTGGTCGAAGAAGCAATAACCAAGAACCGCGTGAAGAAAGGCGGGGATGGCAATCGTTCAAAGGGAGCGATGATAGATTTGAGAGATTTGGTTCTTCTATCGTTCAATGAGTAGTCAATGACTGACAGAAGGATAGAGAGAAACCGCAGACGGTTGGCGTTTCTTCAAAGCAAGATTCGTTTCTTCAAGAAGAACAAGAGAAAGATTTTGGTTATCTACCCTGAGAGGAAAAAGAAATAATGGACTTTACCACATACCAACAGAAGTCTCGCGAGACAGCCATCTACAAGAACGAGTTGAAAGTTCTGTACCCGGCCCTTGGCCTAGCAGGGGAAGCTGGTGAAGTTTGTGAGAAGATTAAAAAGATTTACCGCGACAAGGATGGAGACATGTCTTCAGACGACCGCTTGGCTATCCGCAAGGAACTGGGTGATGTGCTGTGGTATATCAGTCAGCTTGCCTGTGACATTGACGTAACCCTCGCCTCTGTGGCTACCGCCAACCTTGAGAAGCTGCGTGTTCGCAAGGAAAACGGAACTCTTCAGGGTTCTGGGGATGACCGCTAGAAATATTGGCGGTGAAACAGATACACATGTTATTTTATATTGTGGAGCCAAATGGATTTAAAAACTTACATTTTAGTCATCACCATGTGGGGACACAATGGAGACGAATGGGAATATATCGGAAACCAATCGCGTCTCTTACAACACATGACTGAGGACCAATGTATTTTTCTTGCAGATATGTGGGACGAGAGTTACGAGAACAAATACTATAAATTAGAGTATCACTGTTTCCCCTCTGACTGCGCGGGAAAAGAGAGTTGTGACTGAAACGTCTGCACAAGAACTACTCAAAAATATTGATAAACTTCCACCTCATCACTACGAAGCTGTAACCAAAGCCCTAGCTAAATGGCATGAAGCCAAGCAGATAGACAAGGCAAAGGACAGTTTTTTAGATTTTGTTAAGGTGGTATGGCCTTCCTTTATTGAGGGGCCGCACCACCGTATTATGGCAGAAAAGTTTGAGAGGGTAGCCAACGGCGAGTTGAAGCGGGTCATCATCAACATAGCTCCTCGCCACGGTAAGTCTGAGCTTACCTCATGGCTCCTTCCCGCTTGGATGCTTGGTAAAGACCCTAGCAAGAAGATAATTGCGGCGACACACACCGCAGATTTCTCTGTTCGGTTTGGTCGAAAGGTTCGTAACCTTATTGACGCTGAGTCATTCAAGTCGGTTTTTTCCAACGTCACGCTCCGTGCTGACTCTAAGGCGGCTGGTCGTTGGGATGTATCAGGCGGGGGTGAATACTTCGCTGTTGGTGTCGGCGGTGCGATGACTGGTCGTGGTGCTGACTTGTTAATAATAGACGACCCGCACTCAGAGACAGCGGGTATCAATCCGTCTCTGGATTATTTTGACAGTGTCTATGAATGGTACGCCTCTGGTCCAAGACAGCGTCTGCAACCGGGTGGTGCTATCATAATCGTGATGACACGGTGGCATGAACTGGACCTGACGGGTCACATCCTTCAGTCATCAGAGGAACGCAAAGGCTCCGACCAGTGGGAAGTAATCCAACTCCCTGCCCTCTACGAAGACGGTGAACCTTTATGGCCTGACTTCTGGAGTAAGGCCGAACTTGATGCTCTGAAAGCTGAACTGCCCATATCAAAGTGGTCAGCCCAGTACCAGCAGCAACCCACCTCAGAAGAAGGTGCGCTGATAAAACGTGAATACTGGAGAGAATGGCGAGGCTCTTCGCCGCCAAACTGCTCGTATATAATCCAGTCTGTTGATACGGCGCACACAAAGAATGCCCGTTCAGATTACTCAGCCATCACCACATGGGGAGTGTTTGACCACACAAACGAGGATGGGCAGACAGTCCCGAACATAATCCTTCTGGATGCAATAAACGAAAAACTGGAATTTCCTGAACTTAAGAATAGGGCTTTAGAACAATATTATGCTTACGAACCTGATGGATACCTTATCGAAGCTAAAGCGGCGGGTTTGCCTCTCATACAAGAACTACGAGCATCAGGTATACCTGTCACTGATTACACTCCGAGTCGCGGTCAAGATAAACTATCGCGGGTTAATTCAATCACTGACATCTTTGCGAACAAGATTGTTTGGTATCCAGCCACTCGCTGGGCTGAAGAAGTGGTTGAGCAATGTGCGGCGTTCCCTAACGGAGCGCATGACGACCTTGTGGACTGCACGACCTTGGCGCTGATGCGCTTCAGACAAGGTGGCTTCCTTACTTTGGGAAGCGACTACGAAGACTTAGAAGACGAATGGAAGTCACCCCGAAGAGAACCTTACTACTAGGGAGATTAGATGCCGCCAAGAAATCACAAGAAGTGGCTTGAGAAGCCGAAGGTGGATTTTGTTAGTTCCCTCATCTACTCAGACCACGGACTGTATGAACAAGAACTTGAAAACATATTTTCAAAGGTATGGATTCCTATCTGTCACGAAAGTGAACTTCCTAATACAGGATGCTTCAGGACAAGCAGTATAGCTAATCAGAATGTAATAGCTGTTCACAGGCAAAGCGGTATTGAGGTTTACAAAAACGAGGGAATAAGAGCGGTCTCAGGTCAGTTCGACCCAACAGGTCACGGCTACTGGGATAAGCTGCACAGTGAAGTCAAATATGGTGGGATGGTGTGGACAACTCTAGACCCTGACCCCCGTCAGACCCTTGATGAATGGATAGGTGGTGCGTTTGACTGCATCCTGTCAGCTATAGATACCGAACCATTAGAGGTATTTCACTACCATAAGGCCATAATAGACACGAATTACAAGCTGTGGCACGACACAAACAGCGAATTTTACCACGATTTCATGCATTATTTTAACCGCGTATCGGGCTTTAACGATGAATATTTTGCTAGGAAAAATATACCATTCGATAATGGTCACGTTAACGTCAGCAGTTTCACGGTTAACTACGAAGAATACGATGGCTTTGAGGATAGAGGAGAGCTTAGTTTCCCTACTCTCCCACCCAATCAATGGTACATGGTGGATTTATTTCCCGGATTTAATTTTAATCTTCGCGGCAGTGCTTATCGAAGCGACAGCGTTACACCTCTTGGGCCTGATAAGGTTATGATTGAATTCAGGGGGTATGGATTAAAAAGCGATACACCTGAAGAACGCCAAACAAGAATAAATCATCACAACTCTATCTGGGGTCCATTCGGAAGAAACCTTCACGAAGACCTGATTGGTGTTGCTGGTCAAGGCACAACCATGAGACAGGGAACAGAGCCGCGCAATATTCTGCATGGCAGACATGAGAACTCAACTATCCACGATGAAGTTGGAATGCGTCACTACTACCAAGAGTGGAGCAAGTGGATGGGTGTATCAGCAAGCAACCCTTTAACTAAGGACTAGTTATGGAAGAAGAACTAACAGAAGCCGTCCAGTCCACCGATGACATGACCATAGGGATTCTTAATCCTGATGCTGTAGCTATTGAAGATGGCGAAGGCGGCGTTGTTATTGACTTCACCCCACCAGAAGAGATGGAAGAAGAGCAAATTCCTTTTGATGCAAACCTTGCCGAACACATGGATGAAGGTGACCTTGGCTCTTTGGCTGGGGATTTGATTGCTGCTTACGATGACGACAGAGCATCTCGCGGAGAATGGGAAGACGCTTACACTGCTGGCTTGGACTTGCTTGGTGTAAAGGTTGAGGAGAGAACCACACCCTTTGAAGGTGCTACAGGTGTCACCCACCCAATTCTTAGCGAAGCGGTAATCAGGTTTGTTTCACAGGCCATGATGGAAATATTTCCAAACAATGGCCCGGTCAGAACAACCGTTATCGGGAATAAGACAGATGAGCGTCAGGAACAGGCCCGAAGAGTTCAGGATTATATGAACTATCTTCTGACCGAAGAGATGGAAGAGTACCGTCCCTCAACTGAACAGTTACTATTTAAAACTGCACTTGCTGGCTCTGGCTTCAGGAAAGTGTACTACGACCCTCACCACAATCGACCAGAGAGTGTGTTTGTTCCTGCTGAAGACTTTGTCGTCAGCTATGATACTACGGATATCAAATCATCCCCACGTTACACGCATGTTATGCGGAAGTCTGATAACTTTGTTAGACGACTCCAGTTGAATGGGTTCTACCGTGATACTGACTTAGGAGATATATCTGATGAAGCCGACAGCGTTAAAACCAAATATGATGAACTCACAGGTGTCACGGAAGTCTCAGAGTCAGACATCCGAACACTCCTTGAAGTCTTCGTTGAACTCGACTTGCCCGGATTTGAAGACGAAAGAGACGGAGAACCGACAGGACTCCAACTCCCCTACGTTGTCACCATTGACCAATCCAGCGGAACTGTCTTATCAATTCGCCGTAATTATGAAGAGGATGATGCACTAGCTGAACCCCTTCAGCACTTTGTCCACTACAAGTTTCAGCCCGGTCTAGGGTTCTACGGCTTTGGTCTTATCCATCTTATTGGAAGTATAGCAAAGTCATCAACCAGTATCCTTCGACAACTTATTGACGCTGGCACACTAGCGAACCTACCCGCTGGTTTTAAAGCCAGAGGCTTACGAATTAAGGGAGATGACAAGCCGATTGAACCCGGAGAGTTTAGAGATATAGACCTACCAGGCGGCGCAATCCGCGATAACATCTTACCCTTACCATTCAAGGAGCCTTCTCCCACGCTTTCTCAGTTGATGGGAGTTCTGGTTGAGGAAGGTAGAAGGATTGCTTCTATAGCAGACTTACAGATTGGTGAGGGTAATCAAGAAGCACCAGTCGGCACAACAATAGCTTTAATAGAACGGTCAATGAAAGTTATGAGCGCGGTGCATGCGAGGCTTCACAACAGCCTACGCCGTGAGTTCAAGCTACTGGCTAATATAATAAGGGATACACTACCAGCGTATCCATATGATGTTGGGGCAGATTCGTTAATTGCGAGGTCAGACTTTGACGACCGAGTTGATATCATACCTGTCTCTGACCCCAACGCCACATCGTTTGCCCAGCGGATTATGCAGCAGCAAGCCGCGTTGCAAACAGCACAGGCTGCGCCCCAACTATACGATTTGAGAAAACTCCATAGGTCTTTTCTCAACACTGTTGGCGTGGACGGTGTGGACGAAATTGTTCCTGACCCAACGAACATATCTCCTTACGACCCCGTCTCTGAGAATGCTCGTATAATGTCAGGTGCGCCAGTCAAGGTCTTCTCCTATCAGGACCATGACAGCCATATATCTGCCCACATGTCCTTGATGCAAGACCCAAGCCTCAAACAAAACCCGATGGGACAAATGATTTCTCAGGCAATATCGGCCCACATATCGGAGCATATGGCGCATAAGTACCGCAACGAAGCTGAACAACTTATGGGTACTCAGCTTCCACCTCTGTCAACCGAGAATGATAAGGGGCTTTCAGAAGAAGAAGAAAGTCAATTGTCAGCAGTGGCAGCGCAAGCAGCCGCTCAGATTACTGGAAAGGCCCAGCAGCAAGCTGTGCTTGAACAGCAGATGGCGGCAGCGCAAGACCCAGTGGTTCAACAGCAGCAAGCTGAGATACAGGTTAAGCAAGCAAAGGTACAGCAAGAGGCTCAAGAGGCGCAGCTTGATGCAAATGTTGAAATGCAAAAAGCTACCATGCGTCAACAGCTTGAGAGAGAACGACTAAAACAACAGCGTGAAATAGCCGAAATGAAAGTTGCCGCAGACCTAGCTAAGTCTAACCGCAATTAAATTAGGCACTGACCAGTAAACACATGTTATATTTACACTAGGAGTTTTTCCCTTGAGCGAACATAGCGTTCATGCTTTTACGAGAGTACATCGTGAAACAATAAGAACTTACATGAATGAATTAACTGATAACCTAGCACTTGGGTCTGCAAAGACCTTTGAGGATTATCAGCGAACTGTCGGTCAGATTGAAGGTCTGGCGATAGCAGAGCGAGAGCTTTTAAATCTACTATCGAAATCCTCTGATGAGGACTAACGGCGTAGCTTGACCGCCCCTTAAATAAGCTAATGAGGTAATAAATGTCGTCCGTATACAGTACGGGCGCGGTTGTCGTGCCTGACAACCCGCCAAAACCTATGGGATATCACGTTCTTATTGTGATGCCTAAGGTAGAAGAAAAAACGATAGGTGGTGTAATACTGCCGTCAGAAGTCAAAAGTCGTGAAGACGTTGCTTCGATTGTTGGAAAAGTTATATCCGTTGGTGCGACTGCGTACCCCGAAACGGATTCTAGGTTCGCCGCTGGGCCTTGGTGTCAAGAGGGCGACTGGGTGATGGTGAGTAAATACTCAGGTCACCGCTTCGACTATGATGGCATTGAGATGCGTCTTATGAATGATGACGCAATTCTAGCTGTTGTAGATGACCCAACTAAAGTGTCGAGGGCAACAGCATGAGCGAAGAAGATATTAAAGAAGACGAGCTTGAGATTGAACTTGAGGAAGCTGAAGAAGAGGCTCCAAAGGTTGAGGAACAGGTTCAAGATGACGATGCAGGGGATACTGTTGAGGCAACAGAGAATGCACCCTCTCCTAAGAAGTCATCCAAATTTCAAAAACGTATTGATGATTTAGTTCATAAGCAAAAGGAAGCTGAACGTCAGCGTGATGAGTATTACAAAGTAGCCCAGAGGGTAATGGACGAAAATAATTCTTTGCGAAATACCGCAAAGGAATTTTCAAACACCTCTGTGTCAGAGATGGAAGCAAGAATTACTTCTGACATTGACAAGGCAACGTCTGATTTTAAGAAGGCTTACGAAGAAGGTGAAGCGGATAAGTTGGTTGAAGCCCAGAAGAGGCTTATCCAAGCAAGCTCACAGACAGGTAAGCTGGATAACTTAAAGCAACAGGCTGCGCCAGAATACTATGAACCTCATGCGCCGCTTGACCCACCACCAGACTCAAGGGCTGTTGATTGGGCATCGAAAAATCCTTGGTTTAATCGTGACCGTGTAATGACCAATGCGGCATACGCAATTCACGATGAAGTTGTTAATAGCGGCGTGGAGATTTCCAGTGAACGTTATTACGACCTGATAAACCAAAGGATGCGTGAAGAATTTCCACACAAGTTTACTGGTTCGGTGCAGGACACACCAGACCAATCCCCAAAAGGGACCGCAACCTCTGTGGTTACGCCGGGTGGCAATCAAACAGGCCGCTCAAAGAAAGTCCGATTATCACCTTCACAGGTGGCCGTAGCTAAACGCTTGGGTGTTCCTCTTGAGGAATACGCAAAGCAGTTTGTTGCGCTTGAAAATTAGGAGACATAAACATGTCTGATACAGCAAAAGCATCTCGTACCCCTCGTTCTGTAGAGAAGCGTGAACAGGAAGTACGCACCCAAGATTGGACTCCACCTAACATGTTGCCTGACCCTCTTCCTAAAGAAGGTTACACATTTAAGTGGGTTCGTATTTCAACTCAAGGCCAAGACGACCCGATGAACTATTCCAAGAAACTCCGTGAGGGGTGGGAAGCAGTTCCTATCGAAGAGGCTCCTGAGATGGAACACCTTGTTTTAGACCCTAACCCTCGCTTTAAAGGACAAGTCGAGGTTGGTGGTTTGCTTCTCTGTCGGATGCCTTCAAGCATGGCACAGCAACGCAATGAATACTACCAGCGTCAATCGAAAGACGCTATGGACTCCGTTGACAGTCAGCTTATGAGGGAATCCCACCCAACGATGCCGATTAATCGACCTGAAAGGTCTAGTCGTGTTTCGTTTGGTAAAGGCTCCTAGCATGCGGTTAGGGGCTAAGTTTTACCCTTTGATTTAGGAGAGACATAATGTCTGCTACTTCAGCCCCTCGCGGTTTGAAGCCGATTGGTCTCCTTGGGGGAATGCCGTTTGCTGGCTCGACTCGTGAGTTTCTTATCAAGTCAGGTTACGCAACGGCTATCTTCAACGGAGATGTGGTCGGTCTCGCTGATACCGCGAACTCCACGGACGATGGTTACCTTGTCCGTGAAACAGTTGCTGCCGAGGTTAATCCTATTGGCGTGTTTTTGGGATGTTCTTACACAGACCCATCAACAGGTCAAAAAACCTTCAAGCAATATTATCCGGGCAGCATCGCTGCTTCGGACATCAAGGCGGTTGTTTCCGCTAATCCATTCACTCTTTACGAACTACAAGCTGACGGCGCAATTGCACAAACACAATTAGGCATGACCGCTGACCTTGTTCAAACACAGGCTGGTTCTACCGCTACTGGTAATTCTGGCATTCAACTTGATGCATCTACTGCATCTGTAGGTGGAGAGTGTTGGAAGATTGTAGATTTCGTGGAACGTGTGGGTTCAGAAATTGGTGACGCTAAGACTGACGTTATCGTGATGATGAACCAGACTGAACATGCGTTCCTTGCAGACGTAATTACTTAGGGGGATTGAGATATGGCTATCGCAAGAGCGCAGCTAATGAAAGAACTCCTTCCGGGTTTGAACGCTCTGTTCGGAATGGAGTATGCTCGTTATCCAGAAGAGTGGAGGTCTTGCTTCGATGTCGAGAACTCCGACCGCTCTTTTGAGGAAGAGACAAAACTGAGTGGCTTTGGTGCTGCTCCAACCAAGGACGAAGGTGCAGCCATCGCTTATGATGATGCACAAGAAGCCTACACAAGTCGGTACACACACGAAACCATTGCCCTCGGCTTCTCGCTCACGCAGGAAGCAGAAGAGGACAACTTATATGACTCGCTTTCGGCTCGTTATACTAAGGCATTGGCTCGTGCGTTCCAACACACCAAGGAAGTAAAAGGCGCAGACCTATTCAACTCTGGCTTCACAGGCCAAGTTGGTG